CATCTGCCAGAGCGCCGGTCAACACGCCCTGCTGGCTCACTTCGGTGATCTGGCCGATCAGCGCATAATGCGTGCCGTCCGCGCTGACATAGACGTTGCATCCGCCCCAATCCGCGCCACCCGAGGCGGCCAGCCAGATCTGCGCCGCGCCGTTGGTGAAGACCGGGCTCGGCTCAAGAATCGCCGGCGGTGCGTTGATGTTGCCGGGGTCGATGTTGATGTCCGGCGGCGCGGTCGGCAGGCCCAGCTGCGGCGTGTAGAGCGTGGCGGTGCCGATCGCGTCGGGCAATTCCTCGGCCTTGAACGTCAGGGTGCCCTTGTCGTCCTCGTCAACCTCGGTGATGCGAACCGGGAACCGCAGGAGGCCTGAATTCGGTTCGGTCAGCGTGACGATGTCGCCGGGTTCTAGCAGCAAGAAATTCGGCCCGAGCTTGAACGTGTAGCTGTTGCGGATATACGTGCACCGCTTGCCGATCAGCTGCGCCATCATCGCGCCGATGTTGGCGTCGCAGATTTCCTCGGCGTTGACGGTCTGGCTTTGCAACAGGCCGTACTGATCCACCGACGACTGATCCTGCCAGCGGATCGGGTTCGACGCGTATTGCAGGGCGCGGTCGCGGATGTCGATCTCGACGTTGTTGTAACCGTCGGCGGGATCGATGCGGTCGACAATCACGGGATCCTCGCTGCTCGCGTCGAAGATCAGGTCGTCGGTCCCAATGTCGTAAATCGGCGAGAGGTTGGGGATATAGGTCGCGCCGTTGCCGATACCCTCGGTGTCGCCGAGCGGCACGAATTTCATCCGGTCGCCTGACCAGAAAATCCAGGTGTTCGTGAGTTGCGCCCAGCGTTGCAGGATGCTCGTGCCCTGCTCTTGGGTGTGCAGGCAGGGCGAGCCCCAGAGGGTGAACGCCTGGCAATAGTTGTAGTAATTCTGCCAGGACGCCGGGTCGATATAGGTCGCGCCCGGGTCGACGCCATACTGCGGCGACGTGAAGAAATCGTTGACGATCAGCGCGAAATTGACGTCGGGCGAGCCGCTGAACGACGCGAATTTCCCGAACACTTCGAAATTCAGATTGGGCAGGTTGGGCGAGCCGCCGAGGTCAAAGCTGCTGGAAAAGAAATAGGCGGTCTCCGTGTAGCCGAGCGCCTTGTCGGGATGGTTGCTTACCATCCAGGCGGCCGGCGCCTGGCCGATCTCGCCGGCGAATAGCGTCAGGTTGAGCGACGACGCGGTCGAAAGCAGGCTGGCATTCTGCCAGACAGTGACGTCGGTCGGCGAAACCGGACCTTCGCAGAGCGCGAGGATGCAGGACGTGCGGTAATCCTTCGTGCCGCCCTTCCCGCCACCGCCGCCCTTGCCGCCCTTGCTGCCACCGCCGGACTGGCTGAAATCGTTGAGGTCGATGATGTTGTGGCCGATGCGATTGACGCCCCACAAAATGGCTATCACGACCCCGGCGGTGCTGGTCTGGATCGGGACGCCGGTATAGGTCGTCTGCTGCTTCGCATTCGACTGCGACCCGAACATCGCGGCCATGTCAGGCCGCCACCAATTTGCCGGCCTCGGCAGGATGGTCCTTTTCCCAGCGGCGGATGCCGGCGAAAACGTCGAAGAACTTGCGCGGGCGCTTCGACCAAGCGCGCCGGGTGCTGCCGCCTTCCGGCCGCTCGTACTCGAGGAACGCTTCGCGAAGATCGGTCACCGAGCAGCGTCCGTGCTGCATCAGCGCATGCACGACGCGCGTCCGGTCGACCATCACGCCGCCATGCGAAAAGCACAGCCCGAACCGACACGCCATGATGTCGCCGGCCTGCGGCGTCTCGACTTCGACCCCCACTGTTTCCAGCCAGGCCAGATAGCGTTCCTCGCTGTGGTGCATGTGCCAGCTCGGCGGATAGGGTCGCGGGTCGAATGGTTCGAGCAAGCCGGTGTCGACCCAGCAACGCACCAGCAGCATCGAGCAATCGACGCCGCCGTTCCGCCCCTTGACGTCCGCGAGTTGCAGATAGGGCGTGCCATCCCAAGACAGCGCCTCGCGCACTACCGCCTCGCGCAACTCCGCCTCACGCGCGGCGGTCAGCGGCAGGCACGCGGGCCGCGGCGTCGGCATAAACGGTGCTGGACTGTCCACGTCAGACCGCCATCGTTGCAGGTGGGATGAAGGGGAATCCGCGATAATGCGCCGCGTTGCTGAACACGTTGGTGCACGTCGCCAGAGTCTTGTCGCAGCCGAACGCCACCGTGAAGGTGTCGCCGGTCGCGGGCACATCGTAGAGTGGATACATCAGCGTCACGCCGCCGGCGTCGCCCGACTGGATGGTGCGCACCTGGCTGATGGCCTCACCGCTGGTGATGGTGATGTAACCGAGGCCGTACTGCGCGGGCGTCGGCGGAACGGTGCCGCCCCACAGGATGCGCTGCGCGGTGCTGCCGGCGCCGACCGTGTTCGCCACCGTGAATGCGCTACGAGCGATCGTGCAGCCGGAATCATAGAGCGCGTGGATGCAGCCGAGCTCGAACCGGTTGCGCGGCATGAACTGCTGCAGCCGGACATTGGCGCCCTTCACGGTGAGCTTGACGCCGCGGGCCGCGACCTGCACTGGCCCGACCGGGCCCTGGAACATCATCACCAGGCCGAGCGACGTGTTGCCGTAGACCGGCATGACCGCGCGCTGGAACGTGACCTGGCAGCCGTCGAACAGGCCGTTATGCGCCATCGCCTTGATGTTCAGGCCGCCGGAATAATCACCGCCATCCGAATTGAGCTCGAGGTCGAGCGTCGGAACCTCGACCGTGTTCTTGCTGTTCCAGCGCGATTTCGTGGCCGACGGATAGGCCGGATCCCGCGCGAGCACCGCGACCCCGAGCGCCGGGGTTGAGCCGAACCACGTCGTTCCGGTGGTGCTGTCGGTGATGTCCTGATCGCTGCTGGTCAGGGTCAGCGTCGGCTGCACGCCGTTCAGGAACGCGAACGAAAACAGGTCAGCCTGGTAGTACGGGCGTTTCGACAGAAGAAACGCGATCAGCTGCGGATTGGCGGCCCTCATCCGCGCAGTGACTCCAGCACGATCTTGTCCTGTTGCCAGAGTTTTTCGACGAATTTGACGAAGTCCAGCTTGTCGTCTTGGAAGCGCACATAGAAGAAAAACGAGAAATCCATCGTGACCACCTGGCCGGTCGACGGCGCGGCGTGAAACCGCAACTGCTGATTGACCGGCGCGCTGGTGACAATGTCGTAGCTCGCGCTCGATTGCGGGACGCCGTCGAGGTAGACGGTCACCGTCCGCGTGGTATCGACCATGCCGACCGGCTCAAGTGCGCTGCCGGTGGCGAACTGCCGGACGATCGTCCAGGTCGTGTTGACCCCGTCGGTGGTGCCGACGATCTGGCCGGCGACCGTATCATCGTCGGCGTCGTCGAACAGAAACCCGCCGAGGCCGCCCGAGATGGCGGGAAGCAGAAAGAACCCCTCAAGGGCTTTCAGGTCGTTCGCCGTGGTGCCACCGACACGATCCGGCAGAAAGTCGTATTTGAGCTCGAACTCCCACAGGTTGACTGAGTAGTACCCGACGCGGATCGTCCGACCGCTGCCCGCGCGCGAGCTGCCGGTGCTCCAGATCGGCCGCTTCGTCACCGTGTAGGTGAGTCCGATCAGCTCCGGATAGAGCGGAGGCGGCATTGACGTCGGCCCTCCGGGTCCAAAATCGAGGCTGAACAGAAAGGCGTAGACCGTGAGCTTGCGAACGGCGATGCCAGGCGGCATCAGCAGCCCGGATGCCGTCAGTTTGCGGACCGCCGCACCTGGCGCACCGATCGCAGCCTCGGCCGTCATCTTCCGCACCGCGACGCCTGGCGCCGCGATCGGCGCGAGGGCCGTCAACTTCGATGCGCCGAGGCCGTTGACGCCGGCGACCGCGGGATCGGGGTACTCGTTATCCGGCCAGCCAGGCGTGAAACCGACAGGCAGGCTGTGGGGATACGAGAACCCCGCCGGATCGGCGATCAGCTGCGCCGCGAAGTTCGCGTTGCCGCCAGGATTGGTGATCGCCAGCACCATGTTGCCGGTCAACGCTGCCAGGCTGAAACCGCCGACATTCGATGACGGATCGTTGGCGCCGCTCCCGTTCCACGCGCCACCATTCACCCGGAACCAAATCGCGGCGTCATCGAGATCAGCGGCGACCGAGATCACGGTGCCCGAGCCGAAGGCAGCAAAGACGCCGGTCGTCGTGTGTGCGTTGATGCTGACGTCGCCATTCGCATAGACAAGCGCGCCCCCGAGCGCACCGCCGAACGGATTTACCGGAGCGCCCAGGTTGACAAAGCTGGCTCCGAGCATCGCGACGCCGAAGCCCGACGCTGGCTCGAAGCCAGTGCCCGCGTCGCTCAGATTGATTTCGATGTAGAATTTGCCGCTGATCTTCGGATCGCGCGATTTGACCGTCAGCGGATACGACGGCGCCGGCGTCGGCGCCAAGGCCGTGTTGACGGCCAGCACGAAGCCCTGGTTGTCGTGCGGATCGAGCCGGGTGTACGAGACAGCCATTACGCCAGCGACTTGACGCCGACCTGGATGGACGACAGCTCTGCCGCCGTAAAGAGCTGGCTGGTCGCCGGCGACACCGGGAAGACAAACGCCGCCCGATCCAGCGACGGCGTCGGTTTCACCGGCGGCGAGAAATAATCGGTGCCGCTGAGCGCTACCGCGAGCTCGATAGTCTGCGGCGGCAGGAACGAAATAGC